CGGGAACCACTTCACAGAACCCAACGGGTACAAGGGAACCAGTGTGTGTAACGTAGTTACACCACAGTTCCGTACTGAGCCTGACACCGACCAATCAAATCCTGATCACGACAACATCATGCCCGACGAACTCTGGTAGCCCCAGCCCACCATGCCCATCCAACGCCCCTGCCTCGACTGTCATCGACTTACAACAAACCAAAGAAGATGCGACACCTGCCAAGCCACCTGGCACCAACAACACCCAAAAGGTAAGCGAACCAAATACTCAGGCAACTACCAACAACGCGCCAAATGGGTCAGAGACAACGCCACCATCTGCTGGATATGCAACCAAGGTGCAAGACCCGACGACCCTTGGACTGCCGACCACATCTACCCAGAAGACGACTCGATCCTTCTCGCAGCTCACCGCTCATGCAACTCGTCGCGTGGCAAACCGAAGCCGAAGCCATGAACCCCCCGCCGTCATCTCGGGGGGTGGCTTTGTCTTGGGCAGCCCTAGCCCGAGAAGACCCCAAGCCGTGCGCAAGACGCGCATGGTCTGTGGAGGGGTGCTGGCTAGAGTGGTCGCATGGCCACACAATCAACTGGAGTCGGACGTGGGAACAAAGCGCAACCAATCGAGCAGAAGCGTTTGAAGGGTTCACGCATTCGGAACGGTTTGGCTGCGCAACCGATGCCAGACATGGCGTTGGCTGTGGTCGATCCGTCGGTGGTGCCGTTGGTGCCGGTCGGCTTGGGCGAGGTTGGGTCAAGGTATTGGTTGACGTATTGGACGGCTGGTCGTCGTCATCTGTCGGAGCTGCACGACACTCCGTTGATGACCAGGTTGTGTTCCAACTTCGACAAGATCGCAGAGTTGGAAGCTTGGTTGGGCGACGAGGTCGAGCGCAGGTGGTATACGAGTCCGAACGGTCAGATCGTGACGCATCCAGCGGTGAAGCAGATCGAGCAGATGGATGCTCAGAACACGGGTTGGATGTCGTTGTTGGGTTTCACGCCGTCGGATCGTGCAAGGTTGGGTCTAGCGGAGATAAGGGTGGCAAATGAACTTGATCAATATCGCAAACGGAAGTCCGACGTGGTCAACGCCGAAGTTGTATCCGAGGTCTGATGGTGCGCAGGTTGCCGATTTCGCGGCCACGTTTCTCCATGTGTCAAAGGGTGTTCGCGCTGGTCAGCCGCTTCTGCTTACGCAATGGCAACTTGACCTTCTGGATTCTTTGTATGAACGCCGCCCTGATGGTTTACTTCGTTACCGCCGAAGCCTCATTGGCTTAGCGAGGAAAAATGGAAAATCTTTACTAGGGAGTCTCTGCGGTCTTCATGCTTTGATTGAGGGTGAGCCTGGGGCTGAGGTGTATTCGGCAGCTGGTGACCGTCAGCAAGCGCGAGTGGTGTTCAACGAAGCGAAGTGGCAGGTCACTCAGTCGCCTGCTTTGTCTGGTGTGTGCAAGGTGTATCGGGATGTGATTGAGGTTCCGTCCACCGGTGCGATCTATCGTGTGCTTTCTAGTGATGCCAAACTTCAACAAGGCCTGAACCCGTCGTTCGTGTGCTTTGACGAGTTGCATGTGCAGCGCGACTCAGAACTGTGGGATGCGCTGACCTTGGGTTCTGGTGCAAGGAAAGACCCGATGATCGTTGCGATCACGACCGCAGGCTACGACTTCGACACGATCTGTGGCCGTCTGTACAACTATGGCAAACGTGTCATCGCAGGAGATCAGGCTGATGAACGGTTTGGTTTCTTCTGGTGGGAAGCACCGGAGCGTTGCGACATCTCCGACCGTGACGCTTGGGCGGCTGCGAACCCGAACCTTGCTGAGGGCTTGCTCGACTTGGAGGACATGGAGGTCAGCATGAATCAGACGGCTGAGATTCCGTATCGCAGATACAGGCTGAACCAATGGGTTCGCCAGGAGGACTCGCCCTGGTTACCGATGGGCGGGTGGGAGCAGTGCCAGTCTGAGTTGGGGTTGGATGCTGAGTTGCCTGCGTTTGTGGGGATTGACATGGCGTTGAAGCATGACTCGATTGCTGTGGTTGTGGCTCAGCCGCGTGACGGTCGGATTGTGGTGCGGGCAAAGATTTGGCATCCTGATGCGCATGCGATGGATGTCGCAGCTGTTGAGGCGTATCTTCGTGAGTTGCATCTGAACTTCAATGTGCGCGAGTTTGCCTATGACCCTGCGTTCTTCCAACGCACCGCTGAGGTTCTAGCCGATGATGGTTTGCCAATGGTCGAGTTTCCTCAGTCTGCTCAGCGTATGGTGCCTGCGATTGGCACGTTGTATGAGGCGATTGTTGGTCAGGTGTTGGCTCATGATGGTGACCCGATGTTCACCGATCAGGTGTTGTCTGCTGTGCCACGTCAAACAGATGCAGGTCTGAGACTGTCCAAAGGTAAATCAAAGCGCAAGATTGACGCTGCGATTGCGTGTGCGATTGCTGTTGATCGTGCAACTCGTCGTGAAGAGGTCGCACCCGTGCCTGGTTTCTTTGTAGTCTAGGAGCATCATGATTCTGTTGATGGAACTTTTCGCCGCATCACTCATCGCAGTTGGGATATTCTTGTTGTCAATCCCTATCGGCCTGATCTTTGTCGGGTCTGTATTTCTATTGTTTGCCTTCGCTATTGAGCGAGGGAAGAAAGAGGCGAGGAAGTAATGCTGTCACGACTCTTGAACAATGGAGGTGAGCAACGCGCAGTTTCATTCCAATCGCTGTTCGCATTAGGCGACGGCTTCTCGATGACAACCAATTCTGGAACTGTTGTCACCCAGCAAGATTCGTTGAAGATCGAGGCTGTGTATTCGTGTGTGCGAATCATTGCCGATTCCATTTCCACTTTGCCTGTTGACACGTTCATTCGTGTCGGTGCTGAGCGTCAAGCGTTCCGCCCACGACCAATGTGGTTGGATAGCCCTGAGTCTGGTATCACCCGCACCGAACACTTCCAGCAGGTGTTGGTGTCGTTGCTGTTGAACGGTAACTCGTTCACTCGTATTGTGCGCGACGATCAAGGTGTGGCCGCGCTTGTGGTGTTGAATCCTGAGAAGGTTGAATGCACCCGCAACCGTGAGACACGTCGTCCAGAGTTTGTGTATGACAACCGTGATGTGATCCCACTTGAAGACATGATTCACATCACTGAGCTGCGTTTGCCTGGTGACATGCGTGGCCGTTCCCGCATTGATCTCGTCAAAGAGAATCTAGGTTTGGCTAAAGCGTTAGAAGAGTTCGCTGCACGTTTCTTCGGTCAAGGCTCAAGTGCTTCCGGCATCATCGAGTTCCCTGGCAACTTGACTCGTGAGCAGGCAAAGGATTTGGTGAATGGCTTTGAGGAAGGTCATCGAGGGTTGCGTCGTTCACATCGACCAGGCATTCTGTTCGGTGGCGCAAAGTTCACCAAGACCACAGTGGACAACGACTCGGCACAGTTCCTTGAGTCACGTCGTTTCGCCATTGAGGAGATTGCTCGTATCTTCCGTGTGCCACCAGCAATGCTTGGACACAACTCCGCTGGGGCGATGTCCTATGCGTCGGTGGAAATGAACGGCATCAACTTCGTCACCCACACTCTCAGACCGTACATCTCCAAGATTGAGGACGGCTACCAGAAGTTGCTGACAGGTCGGGCATTCTTGAAGTTCAACGTGGATGGTCTGTTGCGCGGTGACCAAGCGTCACGCTACGCAGCATTCTCGACCGGTATTCAATCAGGCTTCCTGTCAATCAACGACATCCACCGCATCGAAGACATGTCTCCTGTTGATGGTGGCGAGGCGTATCGTGTTCCGTTGGCCAACGTGGACATCGGTGCAGCGAACCTTGCAGAGTTGGACAAGAAATCACAGATCGCACAACGCTTGATCCTGTCAGGCTTTGACCCTGCTGAAGTGATGAGCGCACTGGAGCTGCCAACGATTGCGCACACTGGTGTGCCTTCAACACAGTTGCAGCCATTGGCCACGATCAACCCTGCCGATCCTGCCGCAGCTTACGAAGTGAAGTCACAGAACATGGACATCAACATGCCTGAAGTGGTGCTGAACTACACGCCACCGGCTGTGAATGTTCCTGCACCGATCATCAATGTTCCTGAGACTGTCGTTCGTGTCAACATCCCAGAATCACGGCCTACTGTGCGCACCGTTGAACGTGACGCTGAAGGACGCATTCTGACAATCACCGAAAGGGTTGAAGACTAATGGCACACGGAATCGGTGCATATCTTGGCAACGCTTGGCTGAATGCTTTGGGCAACAACACATCGTTCGCTGTTGCACAGGTGTATGTGAAACTTCATGTCGGTGATCCTGGTGCTAATGGGACTGCGAACCCTGCAACTGAGACAACACGCAAGGCTGTGTCGTTTGGGGTGGCTTCGGCTGGTGTGTTGACTTCTGATGACGATGTGACTTGGACGAACATTGCTGGGTCTGAGGATGCGAATCATTTCACGGCTTGGGATAGTTTGACGACAGGCAACTTCTTGTTCTCTGGAACGATTACTGCGAACCCGTATGATGCTGGTGATACCTATGCGATTGACGCTGGCAATCTCACCGCTTCGTTGACGCTCGCCTCGTAGGTTTGTGATGGCCGTTCAACGGTTCGTACTCGACTCAACCACACTTGACAACACAGGCTTCGGCCTTGATGGTGGTGCCGCGTTCATTCTTGACTCGTCAGCTCTTGACGGTGACCGAGTCTTGGATGGTGGCGAGTTTCTAACTGTCGCAACTGCGGCATCGACTCTTGGTGGCCTTGCAAGTACGGCCACTGCAACTGTGGTCAAGGTGGCGGTGGCTTCGTCGGCGTTGGGTGGTTTGGTTGCGGCTGCGCAGGCTAAGACAAGGAAGGCTGCTGTTGCGTTGGCGAGTTTGGGTGGGCTTGATGCTTCTGCCACGACGAAGGTTGCCAAGGATGTGATTGCTCAGGCGAGTTTGGGTGGGCTTGATGCTTCTGCCACGACGAAGGTTGGCAAAAATGTGATTGCTCAGGCGGGCTTAGGTGGGCTTGATGCGACTGCTACAGCACAGGCTTCGCCTCCTGCGCCTCCACCGGTTGATGATGGTGTTGGCTATCAGCCCTACAGGCAGCCAAGACCGAAGCCAAGACCGAAGCCCAAAGAGATTCCGATTCAGATCAATGAACCAAAGAAGCCACGTCTGGTGTCTGCTGTCGGGTCGAGCATGTTGGGTGGTGCGGTTATCGCTGCGACAGGTTTGATCACATTCAGTATCTTGGATGACGATGCTGAAGTATTGTTGTTGATCTGATGCCTTATTTCATTACAGACAAAGCGGAGGGCTGCGCAGGTTGGGCAACCATCAAGGAAGATGGTGAGGTCATTGGTTGCCATACGACGAAGCAGGATGCGGTTGATCAGATGGTTGCTGTGTCGATTGCTGAGGATATGGAACCTGGTGGTGAACGTGCGTTGCCGGACAACTATCGTCCAGCGTTGTCTCCTGATGTTCCTGAAGGTCGAGCATGTGGGAACTGCGAGTTCTATAACGAAGATGATGTTCAAGGTGAGGGCGACAATCTGAAGGCTTGGTGTGAGCGTTGGGATGCGTATGTTGATGGCGGTTTCTATTGCAACGCCTGGCAACCTCGTGAACAAGAAGACGAGGATGAGATGGAAGATGAGGTGCGTCAAGTTGCACTCAATCTTCCAACCTACATTCGCAACGCAGCTCGCAAAGGTTTGGACTACTACGGTCAAGGCTTGGCTGGTGACGGCTTGGTCGAGCGCACAGTGCGTGAGGCTCGTGACATGGCCAGAGGTGACATCTCAGAAGACAAGGTGATTCGTGCGAACGCTTGGGGTGCAAGACATCTAGTCGATCTTGATGCACCAAAGAACTCTGATGCTGACAACGATGAGTTCCCTGGTGCCGGTGCGGTTGCGTTCTATCTTTGGGGAATCAATCCGCTTGATCCTGAGCCTGCGATGAATTGGTTTATGTCGAAGGCTGAGCAGATCAAAGATGAACGGGCTGATGCTCCGGCACCGAAGAAGGATCAGATCGTTGGTTCTGAGAAGAATCCTCCAGGTTCAGCGAAGGCTCCTGCTGGTAGTGGCACGATTGAGTTGTCTGAGGCGATTGAGACAGGTTTGAAGAATAAGGCTGATGAACACAACGATTCTGTTGGGGATAATCCTGGCAAGCGGGCAACGGTTGGGATGTTGCGTACTGTGTTCCGTCGTGGTGCTGGAGCGTATTCGACTTCGCATCGTCCAGGTATGACACGCGATCAGTGGGCGTATGCCCGTGTGAATGCGTTCCTGTATTTGTTGCGCAATGGTCGGCCAGAGAATGATGCTTACATCGGTGACAACGATCTGCTTCCGAAGGCTCACCCCAAATCTTCTAGAATGC